ATTATTGGAAATATTCTTTCCTCCTTCGGGTCTTTGTTTTCTTACAACAGCAGCCATCATTACTCCTTTTACAGTTCGGGAACTGTGTCCCGTTATTAATGATCCAGGTACACTATTCAATTCACGTTCTTCTTTTACCCCATGAGGCCATAACCACGGTTTGACCTCTATTTCTAAATCATCTGGACACGCACATTCATCTACATGGGTAAAATGAGTTTGACACCAGATTCTATCAGATAATGGATCAACATTCCAAATCACCTCTTTTTTAGACATCTACCTTTGGTTTTAATTCATCAGGGTAATATCCATTAGTTCGTATCCATTGAATCTTTTTTCCCTCCATACTGGAGGGAGACAACACCCAGAATGGATTCTGTAAACGTCGATGAGTCCGTTTAATCGGATCAGAAGGTTTCGTTGTATCAGGCCATTTCAAATCTGGAGGCCATGATTCCAATTGAGAAAATACGGCTCGTTGTGCGCGGTCGCTGTGTGACCCCAAATATTTAGAAAATAAAAGAGGACATTTCATTTTAATTTCACGAAGCATTAGCTGGGCAACGCAATTGATTTCCCAGTCCATGACATGTTCCAAACGGTTAGCCAGTACTCCCCGTAACGCAGGATAGGAATAAGAGATGTGAAGATAGGTTTGTGTTCCAATTGGAAGGACTCTTCGCGCATCTTGCCACGGAATTCCTGCATCTACCAAAGCAGCGTATAAATCTTGTCCCTCGGTTAAATGATCTCGAAGCGATGACATTAATGTCAGTTTTTTGGTGTGGGCTATATGACGGTTCAAAGGTTCCCAATCATTGACGCAGGTTTTCCACGGTTTTTCTTCTGGTGATAAATCTTCTTCCGTGATGCTACCCGTTGCATGAGTGCGAACACATGCTCGTCGAATGGTTTCTGGCAACGTCCATTTTCGGTGTCGCCAGTCATTGTCTCGACCTCCGTGTTGCATCACGGCAGCCCCGATTCGAGTACGAACTAATTGATGGGTGCAAGCACGAGTAATTCCATCGACTGTAAACGCAAATGTAATTAACTCTAATGCTTGTTGCAGAGTTTTACCAGCGAAACAAGCTTCAACATATTTAATTTGTTCCGTAGATAAATCTTGATCATCTGCTACACGTGAAGGATGGTCTCCCCAATTAGATTGGAGTTGATTATAGAGAGTAGAAAATATATTCTCTTTAGGCCCCCAAGTATCCAGCGTTACTTTGATATCGTCTGGGGCATAGGATATGGAAATATCAGGTTCTTCACCCTTATGGATTCCATGAGGCCGGTGTCCTGCATCGGCGTAGTCGGACATTATTTTTCTCCTAATTGAATATCTGAAAGACTGTTAATAATTTTTATTGGAGCAGAACATTCGTTATCAATGTCAGGTAATTTAATCTTCTCCTTTCGCTGTAACCAGTATGTAGTAATACCGGATTGTGACAATTTGCTTACATAATCAGGATCATCATCGACTGCAAATAAAGTATGAGGTAATTCATTCACGATGCGATCCGCTTTATCATAAGACCACCACACAATGTCGTATTCAAGATTTTTCCTCTTCAACCACGTAATCGTATCTGCATACAGATTGGGATAACGATCTATGGGGCGACTTGTCATTAATACCGATGTAATAGATTGTTGTCTTAATTTTCGTAAAAAATCTTGTGCATCCCTGTAAACAGGCATATATTCTTTATATCCACTGATTCGGAATTCATGTTTCAGTTCTTGCCAATCTTCAGTATTAAGATTAAATTGTGATCGATTTATTTTAAATAGTTTGGGACGTTCCGGCAGCTCACGAAGACGAAATGATTTAATAATGTCCCGTAGATCAGGTCTATGATTCCACAACCAATCTAAAAATCCTTTTTCCCAATCACATAACACTCCATCAATATCGATGACAGCCGTAGGCCCTTTAATAGATTTAATCCACTCTTCTGAATAACGCTGACGAACCACCATTGATTTTTTCCAGAAAGCATTGAAAAAATCTTCTTCAGAAAATCCCCACGCTTGAACAATAGTTATTAAATACTTAAACACATCGATACATTCAGACAGTGTTTGTTGAGGATTTGGACGTATATGAGTTTTTCGATGGCTCTTCCAATGAATCGTCCGCAGGATTTCATCCAATTCTGACATGATGCATAGCACCATATGTTTTGTTAGATCAGATCGTTCTTCAAATGATTCTGGAAGAGACCTGAATGATTTATTGAAATCCGATTGTTCTGACCATAAATCTTTAATATTCATTTAACTGATTCTAATACTTTCCATGAATGTCCACAGACATTACAAAAAAATGAAGTCAGTTTTTTATCCCCAATGGGAGTCAATCCAGGGATGCGTTCGATTAATAATCCATCTTCTTTACATAGAGGGCATATCGCCATATTACTATCTTGAAGATGCCCAATTATTGATATCTTTGAATGTGTCATGTAACAGCTCTTCTGGATTCCAGTTTGCAAATCGACCGAAACAATAGATATTGTTTTCTCTCAATAATTCCAGTGTGATTTCAATTCCAGGGTTAGGATAGATTTTACCGGGAGTAATTTTTCGAGTAGGAATTTTTCCCATACTCGTTAATCCTTCATAATGACGTTCTCCGTTTCGATCTGTATATCGATACGGAGTAATGTCTGGATCAGATAAATAATTCACATACCACGTTTCAAGGGGATATGGAGCTTCAAGAGGACGGTCTTCAATTCGTACAAAAATCGGTCGATACTGAAAAGGTTTTTCACATTTGATATGGCACATTTCCATCAGTGCATAGAGAGGAATGGTACTGATTAATGTGTCGTAGGAGATGGTTTCACCTGTTACGAGAAGTAGATATTTATCTTTTACAAAAACTTCTTTTACACGAGACTCATATCGTACTCTTAGTTTAGGTAAAGTTGTGATATCATAACCCTTCATCAACGGTCTGAATTGAGAGTCCCAGTGAAGTTGATCAAAAGTTTTTCCGATTTTTTCCTTATAACGTCTGATCGATTCATGAGTAGCCTCTTGACCGTCTACGTGCGTTACCACACTGAATTCAGTACATGGAATATTTGGCAATTTTTCCCAAAGATAATTCGCCCCAAACATTCGAGTTAAAGATCCTAATCGTCTTTTTGGAACTCTTCCCCAATCCAATATCTCAGCTTCTGGTACACAAAATTGTACCAGCTGTCCAGAAATTCCTCCTCCAATTATAATTACGCTCATTACCACTCCTGTAATTCTCTGAAAACGGTCTCTCGTTGGAAATAATAAGTTTTTTCTCCACGTAAACATAATCCTACAAATGGACAAAGACCGAATTTATTTTGACAGTGTCCAGTATTTTTATAATGACCAGATTCGCCAGCCCACCATAATAGGAAATCAGATACTAAATCTTCTAAACCCAGTTCAAATCGATCAATTTCATCTGCACTGACAGCCATTTCCATCCGAACAAAGTACCAATCTGGTCGTTCCGCTACATCATCGGATATGCGTTTAGCAAATGCTGCAATCGGTTCATTTTTTCTTTGACGAAGGTTAGGGCGACGAATAATATTATACAGTAATCCTGAAGGATTCTTTTTATCAAGACGTTTTAAAACCGAGAGATAAATATTCGCTTGCATTTCAAATGGTAAAATATCTGATAAGATTTCTTCATCAATGCGAGACTTAGTCTTTGTTTCAAATAACCATGTCCCTGAATTCTTCAGTTTAAATGAGCCATCGATTTTTCCTCTTAAAAACGTTTTATGCTTCGTTCCTCCTTTGTCCGTAACTGTAAAGGGGACTTTAAATACACCTTCAACTTTTTCCCATTTCAAATCTGAATAATCTTTGTACCAATATTTAAAGTATTGCGGTAATACTCCCTCCGATAAAAGGAGACTTAATTCCAAATATTCGAGTTCACGCAACCCTGCTCGTGGATTCTCTTTGTGCCAGAGTTTTTCTACCTTTTTAATTAATTTCTTAATATGTTCAGTCGAAGGAGGTTCCGTTAATTTACCTTTCCGAATATCGTCTCTCACCCATTCATCTATTTTATGGACAATGCTTCCAAATGTTAAAGCCATCGATGCAGATGTCGGTGTCCATCCTTGAAGATAAAATCGAGCTTTTTCACGACAATCGAGAAATGTCGATAATAAAGAAAAGGTTACTCCATCTCGTTCAGGATCATAGAATTTTTTCTCTTCCCCCAATACCTCAATGAGAGGTTTTCCCGCAGGTTTAATAGTCAGATTTTTTTTAGCCATATCAGTCTTTTGTATCTATATTTTTTGTTGATTTCTTAAAATCAATTGATTTCCCATCAGGACTCATAAACATCCCTACAAATTGGCAAACATCGCAGACTACCCATCCATAAGCATTGTAAGTATGTTCTGTATCTTTACTGCACCTCTCGCACCAGAGTTTATTTTTCTTTTTTGCCATAGAAATCCTTTTTAGAATTTGCCTAATGCCCATAGCCCGATTCCAATAGCATCCCAAATATCAAGTTTAGGTTGAAAATCTTTATCTACGTCTGGTATTCGTTTTCTAATCCTATCAATAACAATTTTTTTACTCAATTGTCCTTTCCATCCTGCAGGTGTAACGGTCATAAATTCTGTATTCCATTCTGTTTCAAAAGCTAAATCCATACATGTCTGACCCATCGATCCTACAAGATACGTTAGTTTTTGAAGATCCCCTTTTTTCCATCCCATCGAACGTGAGGGAGTTCCTTGGTAAGCAGGAATTTCACATATCACTACTGGTGGAGAAACAATTCCCACACGAGGATTTTCCCGATTACTGACTGTGTCATAAATCCAATTCGCTGTCCGTAATGCAAGGTCA